CTGCGGAGTAGAACTGTACGATACCTGTCGAAAAATCTACGGTGAACTGCCCCGTAGCTGTAGGAGCTGTTAGAGTATACGTGAAAGGATCAATAGCTTCCGCGTAAGTAATGGTAACGGTATCTGCGGACGCCGCTGAGCTAAAAGTGACGACGCCTGTAGAGTAGTTGAGAGAGAATTGAGTACCTACGGGAGTTCCTACCACATATGAGTAAGTGGGGTTGATTACTCCTGTGACGATTGGAATATTCCATGTAGTGTCTAGAGGTATTCGGGATAGGGTGACAGCGTATGGCGCCACAGAGGGAACTAAAAGGGTGTCGGTATTGTCTTCACCAATTATCGGTACGCTACTTGGGAAATTAAACTCCGGTGAAAGATTTGGGAGCACGGGCAAGGATAATAGATATGATCCTGGAATTAATACGGGACCATAAACCATAGGCTGTAAGAAGTTGGTTGTATTGATCAACGTCACGAGCCCGCCCGCCGTAGTAACCTGTGCAACCAACACGTACGTTGTAGGATCAGGGTTAGTACTGATCTGGGTTACCTGAATGATATAACCGTCATCATGCTTAACGAATAAACGCGAATTATTCGCCTCGCTGAGAGTAAACACGCTCGTATCGGTTGTTTCTAGATAACCGACCCAAATCCAGTTAATGGTATTATTAGCCACCGGAATATTCTGAGACCCGGAAGACTGCGGAGTCAATACCATTCCGCCGATACCATTATCCGTTTGAGTCGTCGGAAGAGAGGCGTTATACGCCACTACGGAAGGAATAATGATTCTCTCCGCTTCAGGAGATACCGCAACTCCTGTGTTAACAGTGATAAACAGTCCCGCGCTAGGGCCCTGAGTAACCGCGAGAGAGATTGGTTCTCCGAGTAACTGAGAACCAACGACTACGCCCGGATCTAAGAGATCAAGCTGACGCTCTCTGATCGCGTTTTCCTTGCTGCTTTCAGCAAGCTGCAAATCACTTTGGAGGATGGGTTGATCTTCGAAGAATTGTTCTTTCTGCATGTTATGGTACTTCCGTCAGGATGAATTTTGTATTCGCTGGAAGAATCTGTGTCAATAGGAACGATATGTTAGATAGATCTAAAGTGAACAACGCGGGGTTATTCAATATGATTTCGATACCGAAACCTGCTTCGGTATCACTGAACAATATAGGCGCATTATTAACCGTATCAATATCCTGGATAGGTACACGTATCGTATATGATACAATTATGGGGTCGCCTGCTGCCGATGCATTGAATGTCAAAGTTGCAGGTGTACCAAAGTCGTCCGTGAACTCACCCGGATTAACCACAGGAGGGAATGGCGCTAACCCCGGAGGATTAACGGTCGTTGACGTCGTAGTTATTCCTGTGTACGCTGTCTCTAATGTTAAGTTGAAGTCATCCGTGATAGACTCAATGAAGTAGAGAGTACCGAGTTGACTGCTGAACTGAATAGCTTCTCCTACAGATAGAGTAGCAGTGAAAGACGTAGCGGTACCTACGACTAATAGGGAGCCGTTAGTTATTGATACAGTTCCTGAGATAGATGCACCTGCCACCGTAGGCGTCGGTATGAATTTATAAGAGCTGCGATCATAGTCTATGAAGCCCGCTGATCCGGCGTTAGTCCCTGTATAGTTAGACGCCAGAGTCAGGTGAGTATTATCTGCAATGCTCTGGATGATATAAGGTCCGTAGTAAACACCAGAGGCCAGTACCGCAACCGTATCTCCTATCTCTAGAGAAGTGAACATAGTACCGCTACCCACTACGAGAGGAGACCCGTTGTTAACATTAACTGTTCCTTTAACAAGTATTATCTTAGGGATGTCGCAGGATGCGTTAGCCAGCGTGATCGTATACGGTGGCGATGAGGGAACCGTAAGAGCAATAGGTATATTTTCCACAGTTATCCCCGGTAGATATGTGAAGATATCAGCCACGGGAAGAAATAGTACTGTATGTATATTCCCTGCTTCATTTGCGTTGAATGTCAGAATACTTCCATCTCCCGGCGGAACGATATTACTTGCAAATTTTCCAGAAGGAGGACCGAGAGGGGGACCTGGAGGAGTTTCGTAAACTAGACCGTAAGTTTGTGTAGCGCCGTCGGCAGCTAACAAGCGCAACTGAGTAGCCGCAGTCCCTCCTGTTACAGCAACGGTACTAGTTTGTGTAGGCGATTGATTTCCCGAAACAAGCGTAAACGCGTCCGTTGCGGAATTGTATAGGGCCGCGAAATCAGTGTAAGCTGTCTGGGATCCTGGAGCAGCTGGTTGAGTAGATCCAACAACTGTACTAGCGGTCGCGATAGTTATTGCCCCTGTGAGAGCCGATAACTGTCCATTCATAGCGTCGGCACCATTCAACGTGATGCTCGCGTGTGCGATAACATTTCCCTGGAAAGAAGTTGAAGTTCCAAATGTCGCAGAGCTACCTACAACCCATAACACATTTTTCGCTAAAGCTCCTCCTGTCATCGTAACGGAGGAGGCGGAAGCAGTAGTTAAAGTGCTCCCCGTGTAGATAACCCACGTGGAGGATGCTGTACCATTCAGAACTAAGCTACCTGTCAAACCTCCTGACGCGGAGTAATAGTAATTACCCGGAGGTAGAGGACTGTACGTGCTCAAATCTGCGGTGAGTAACGTACCACCTAGTCCCGCAGATTGCCCTGCTGTGAATGCAGTGTTAGCTGCTGCCATAGCATTCGCTGCTGCTGCATTATCTATATTAAGTGTACCACTATATGTTCCTGGAGGAAATCCTGTTACGGAGGAACCCGGAGTAAGATCAACGTCACCCGTGATGATAGATGACCCGCTGTTCGTAATAGTCGATGAAGCGAGTAGCGCTAACTGAGTAGTTGCAGGCGCTGGACCAAGATTATTGACCGCAGTCTGTATAGCTAACGCGACGCCTGTCTTCGTAGCTAAGTAATCGTTGGCAGCATTAGCTACCAGAGTAATCGTTTGAGGTCCAAGACCATCGATATTGATGATAAGTGTTCTGCCGGGAACATCCATATTTCCGCGCTCGTAATTAGGTACGTACGTAATTGAAACAGAATCTCCTGCATTAGATGGGTTGAAAGTTACGACACCCGAAGGGCCTGTTTCAGTTCCCCCATTCGCTTGCCCAAGCTTTAGGGGTGCAGCTCCTAAGCCTGTGATGATGACACTCGAGTTTAATCCGCCTGCTCCAGAAGTGAGCGTGTAAACAGTTGTGTACACAACAGTGGTTGCATCGTACGCCGCCTGGTTAAATGGAGTATTAGCTGTGAGCGAACGAATGACTGCCTGTATCGCTGCGGCAATATTCGCTCCAGATGACTGAGCGCCGATTGTAACGGTTTGAATTCCATCTCCATTAATATCAATATTGAAGGACAGTCCAGAAGTAGTAGTCGCAGGAGAAGCACCAGATATGGACGCTCCTGGCGCTGCGAAGTTCACGCTGAACTGATTCACAGCGGGAGCTCCTGTGGTGAACGTATATCCAGCGATAGTAGGGATATCCGCGGGCAGCTGTGATAGCGTCAGGGTGAAAGGCGCGACAGATGGAATAGATTCGGGTCCATCTGTAATAGAAGCCACAGGTCCTGAGATGAGTGATCCAGGAATAATCGGATCGTTAGCAACACCATCCGACAATGTTGCCATATGAGTAACAGGATCAACTGTTATATTCTGAATGACTCCAGGATAATTGACTCCGGTAAGTTCGGTATCAAAACTTGCTGTAATAAAATTAAGGATTTTCGATATAGGAAATATTGTGGGATCGACACCCGTGAATGCTGCGCCGACTAACTTAACCGCTTCGTATGTGGCTCCATCTAGAGAAGCTGCCTTCATATCGCTAAGTATTAGTCGATAATCTACGTTCTGCACCCCCTTCGGTTGGGGATACTTATATAGAGCGCCTAGAATAGATCCTAAGCGCTCGTCGCGCTGACGATCCTGTCTCACGTCTCTTATGGCATTCTCTTTTTCGAGATACTCTAAATCGAATTGTGTGGCGTACGCCAAGTACACTTTGGCAATATTACTCAATCCTGCTGGCAGCGGATTTGGAATTATTCCATCGACTAGGGAACCATTAAGTAAGTAAGCGTTATCCGTGGGATATACGTGGAAGTCAGGAAGAGCCAACATCAGACGACTGAACGTCTCATTGATGACGTTAGGAATCGTCAGAACAGTTAAGGTAGAAGACCACGTTCCATAAGAGAATGGACCATACTTAACGGCTACTCTAGCGTAGAAGGTGACAGGAGCACTCGCCACTCGCGGAGGTACTGGTACCGTAAATCCCTTCTCCACATTACCGTCTTGAAAATTAAGAATAGGCGCACTAGTAGCCGGGAAGTATATTATGGTGAAAGTATCTTGAAGGCCTGGAATATTTCCTATGTTGAAAGTGATCACACCCGTAGGAATACTCACAACGAATTGATTAAGTCCTGGTGTGTTAGTCGTTGCGGATACATCAGTGTAAACGACGCCTGAACTATCCGTTACACTCAGCACTCCTCCAGGTAGAAATTGTAAAACATGTTCTCCACCTAACGACTGAATCCCTCCATAAGGCACCCCCAGATTTAATATCGGAGCGGCAGTACCTCCCAACACAACCACCGAACTAGACACACCTATACTCCCAGAATATAGTACGTAAGTAGGCGCACCGCTGAGCAACTCGAAGTTAGCTAGAAAATTATTATAGGAGGACTGCAGAGCGGGGTGAAAGGCCGTCAAAGCTTGTACAGCCGACTGAATACTCGCCGCGATAGCCGTCCCTGAAGCGTTAGCAGGGAGAGTAACTGTCTGCAGTCCGTCTCCATCAATATTGATGATAAGAGTGAGGCCCGATCCTATAGCCGTTGCGGCGTAGGGCCCCGATATATTTTTCCCGTGAGCAGATACATCCGCCTGACCTGAAACCGTTTCGAAGGTTGTCGGCAGATTGAACGTTGGATTAGTATCTAGCTGCAGGATATAGTCGAGGCTAAAGAGCGTAGGATTTATGAGAGGGCTCACAAACGATTGTAAAAATGTCCAGTGAAATACATAGTCTCCATCGGTATCCGTTCGATAGAAATCTAGACTCTGGGGCTGATCAGTACCAGCTCCCGTGTAGTAGTTAGTAGGGCCTCCGCGGCCCGTGTATAATATCGTTCCGTATTCTGACATATTATCCTAGTATTACAACTGCTGAACCATTCCATCCTTTAAACTGACTATCCGTCGTATTAAACCAAATCTGTCCTACGCCTGGCGAACCAGGATCTGTAACAAAGTTAGGCGCGATAAATGACGCAGCGCTGGAGGCCGCTATAATGTACGTAACCATATTGTTGATAGTCTCAGCGAGTACAACCGATCCTACGCCCTGATACGTAACAGCGACCGTTGCACCTACATCTCCGAACTGTACTGATCCATTAAAATAATCTACGTAAAACTGTCCAGCTGCCGGAGGAGATATCAACACCTCTTTCAGTACACCTGTATGAGGACCTGATGTTTCAATGCAGCTCACTCCCGTGGGAACAGCTGTATTCGTCTGGAGGGGATTTTCCTGCAAGAATACAATCCCTGTAGAAGGTACTAAATATAGCTGTCCAGCGTATGGGGTCGGAGTTGATGAATGTTGATCAAATAGAGTTACTAAGCTAGTTGATTCGATTGATGGTGTTACGGGCCATGGAGAAGGATTAGACATTTTATATCCTCGTTAGGTAATTGATATCGAGTTAGGAGCCGGGTTAGGTCTCAAATATTGATTTTCGGCCGTCACAAGATTAACCACAGGTGTGAGCGCGGGAACCGTTGGAGTAGAGATAGATATGAAAATAGGTATTGAGACAGCATTGACCCCAGGAGTTTCTTGAATAGTGGCTATAATATCTGACTCGCTGATGGAAGATCCGAGCGTAGATGAATTCAAAAGGTTATCTACATTGGTGACTGCCGCCGCGACTACATTCGCTTTCGTATAGCCTGGAAAGACAGTAATGAAGGCGCTTACATCTACAAGAACCTGAATGGCTTCTCTTATTAGAATATCTGTCCCCACAATGTGATTAGTATCGCTGTTGATCGAAGTCTGCAGATCAACAATGAGATTATTAACGGAATAATCTATAGTAATACCCGTATTCGCATCGGGGAAAGGCGACCCGAGAAAAGTCACGGAGGTCTGTGCATTGACAGATCCACCCGCAGATGTTGTGTTATCCTGATTGACTACGAAATTAGTTCCCTCTACAAAGTTAAAACTCAATCCACCGACGGTACCTGCTATGATTTGATTAACCGATCCCGCCTCCACAGGTTGCTGCTGTAAGACGTACGTAGCTATTCCCGCGGTAAACGTTTGCGTTTCTACGACAGGTGTTGGAAGATCTCCGATGATATATACATCTGCCGCATTGCCATAAGAGCTACGAACCAGCAAAGGATCAGTAGGACCCACTAGTAGGGAGGCTATCACGTAGGGGCTTGCATTTACAAAGCTGAGTATTCCGCTTGGAGTACCCATAGCGGTACCCGCTAACTTCAGTTGAATTCGTGTGAGAAGTGCCGCGTCTGACTCTGCTGCCGATCCTCCAAAAGTTGCGTTGGAGTTACTAACCGTTATATTATTCGGTAAAGAGGTTACGAGAACGTTGATCGTACCCGCTGCTACATTACCTTGAGTACCGGCAGTCGTTGCCTGAATAGGTACAGTTATCTCATAGTCTCCGTTCTGCGGATTGTAGAAAGTACTTGCGTTGGCGGCCACGAATGTTACGGTTGAAGTCGTTGTAAATGTGACAACGGTATTATTAGTCAGACTAGACTGTGTCGATATTTCCGTGCCCGCAGAAATAGTAATATTGCTCGACGAGGGCGAAAAATTAGCGAGAGAGAATGTAACGGAGCCCAATGCGGCTGTTCCAGGTTTACGCGTAAGACCAAAGCTGGAAGCGAGATTATCGAGCTCATTGTTAATGAATGCAGTAGGATCCGTCATCGTCTGCATAGCTTCCACTCTACCCAATTCAGTCCATACGCGGCCAAACTCTTGAGCTGGCGACTCTATGACGACATCTCTGGCGACAGTTCCCTCCAAGAGCGACAATCCAGGGATGACATTCTGAATATACGCGACCATATTGTTAATTACTTGGGTGACCGTAAGTATCATAATTATCCCTCGACCGTTATAGTACTACCTACGGCTGTTCCTGCCAGTGTAATCACTTGAAAAGTAACAGTGATCCCGTTGACGCCCGGAATTAGGTTGACCGCTAGCGACTGTAAAATATCAATCTGCTCCTTAGGATCTGGATTCCCTTGATTAATAAACTGATATATACGAAGAGTGTCGATTAAGTCCGTCTTTATGTTGGCGCGAAGTTCATCAATATTAATAGGTGAGCCGACAAAACTATTAATGATAGATCCATACATAGGCAAAAAAGTATTGTCGCCTCTGGTGGTCACGATAATTTTACATATGGATTGAGCTAGATTATTTTCACCATTGACGAGGGCGAAATCTCCAGTATTATCTACAATAAAATCGTTAGTACCTTGCCCCCAAAAGGAGCCAGTAACGGGATTTAAGACAGTATTATTATAGGGATTATTTTGATTGGGTAGCGTCTGTAAAAGGAAATCCATTTTACCTCTTAATGTATACCGAACTGATTCGCTATCGCGTTTATGATAGCCTGCCAAGCAAGTATCGATTGCTGTAACGCCGCAATCTTTTGATTGATTTGGAGTAAACTTTTTTGGTTCCTGAGAAGCTGGTATTGCAATAAATTGATATCAGCGAGCGTACCTTTATACACCTTTGCGAAAGGGGAAAGGGAAGACTGAACGAGAACAGTTATATCCTGCTCAATAGCCTGCACGATGGGGCACTGTTGGAAAAGGGGATTGTTAAAAGGAAAAATTGATAACTTGGCAGCCGCAGCTGCGATTAATGATTTGACCGTGTTGATAAAAGTGCTTATGACCGTATTGATAGATTCTAGCTCCGCGACAACTACCTCGAGGATGGCAACTTGCGCAGCTGCAGCTGCTATAAGCCCCTCCAACGCCACCTTAAACTCTTCTAATATGCCCGCGGTAAATAGTAAAAGTAAAAATTCTTCGAGACAGAGCAAGCTAGATATGGCCAACCAGCCGGTAAGACTAGCATTCGCAGTGTTCTCTAATTGCTTTTTAAGCGCCGCCTGTAGAATTGGTAAACCCATATTATGCCCAACCTGTCTGACTCAAAGCTAAAAACATTGGTCCGAGAGCTGTTTTAACAGGAATTTGATATTGAATTCCTGCGAGAACCGCTTGAGGGCTTGTTGTAGGAACTATAGGCCCAATATACTCAAAGGCGGCCTCAAGATCTATTATAGTTAGCGCATTACTCGTGCCTGTCGCCGCAGCAACTATAGAACCGAATACTGCGAGAGAACCTGCAATAGCAACACTTCCTGTAACATTCAATTCTGGTGTGATAGTAGTTACCCCAGTAATAGCAGTGGCACCTGTTATAACTGTTGCACCTGTTATCGTAGTAGCTCCATCGATAGAAGTAATACCAGTCAAATCGATAGTAGGACCAAAGACGGTTAATCCCTTCGGATTAACGATTAACTCAGATACTAAAGGTACAGACGTCAAGGATATCTGCGGTACTAATGTGACGAATGGTAATGAGGGTACAAGATTGTATTCAATCCCCGACAATCCTAAAGAGTCTCCTATCGTGAAAGAGCCATCGAAGTGACATTCTAAGGTAGTGTATCCAATTCCTGTTATAGGATTACGCATTCCAAGACTTAGAGAAGTCACGCCAAGAACATCGTCAATAGCATAAAAATGAGTGGCGATCAAGTTGCCGTGGCCGTAAATGTCTACGTTAGTTCCTTCTATGTCAATAGAACTAGAGGAATCGCTCGCGACGATGCGTTGCATGAATGAACCAGATAGAAGCGCTGCGTCTCCGGTATTTCGAAGCCAGAGCTGTCCTCCCTCATTCGTACCCGCAGCATTATCTATGCCCGCAGCGGCTAGCGCCACTTCGCCGTAATCAAAGGGGAGAGCGTTAGGCTGCTCCAGTGCGAGAGTGGCCGTATCGAACACAATAGGACTATGCAGCGGTACCGGATCACTCAGTATAAAACCAAATTTTGCAGTAGCCGCAGAATCTCTATAAAAAGCGATGCGAGTGCCTCGCGTTCCTGTCGCAGGATTAGCTGGAGCAGGATAAATCTGCATCCCGTTAATAACGGGCATCTGCACACCCTGTATCTCAATACCTTGCGTCAGCTCTCGGACAACAGCTCTTAGTATCCCGAGTCCAGTTTCGACTTGGGGTAGATAAGAAACTATTTCACCTTCGTACCATGTTATCATATTACTTTGGAGGAGGAATTGGTATAGATACGTAAACAGGCGGCGTCTGCGCTGGAGGCAAAGCGATAGGGACAGGTATTGTTACGGGAGTATACTGCACAGGTGAAGGAACCGTAGATGGCGTCGTCGCCGGCGTATTTACAGAGCCCGGTTGCTGCGAAGATGCTGCAGTTAACGCAGCCAGACGCGCGCTGGTAGGTAGAGGCTGGAAGACCTGTGCGGGTCCCGCCTTACTGACTTGCGTCGTAGACAGATTCTTTACAATAGTATTGTTGCCCGTAAATTTACCGATGAATTGCTCCATCTCCGGTAAGTATCTAAAAGTAGGACTCGATAGAGGCTGTGTTGGTGAAGAGCTCCCGCTATCTGTCACGTAGACGCCGTACACAGCATCTCTAACCGCTTTCAGCGTGAACGTACAAGTGTAAGTACCACCCACTTCTAAGTTTTTAGTCACGTTAGAGATATATCCGAATTTCTGATTCTGTATATCAAAATAGGTGCGACCTGCCTGTATGACAGGATCCGCGATAGCAGTAATAGTAGCCGTAAAATTATTCATATTGGCATACTCTAAGAAAAATCTGCAGTAGTGAAAAATTCCATTGAAGATGGTAGAGCCAGCGGAGGACAATTGTATCTTATCGTGAGGTATAGCTCTCACGTTAGGATTTTCAATAGACTTACCGAGAGTCAACCCATACTGAGCTATCATCTTGCCGTTGCTATAAAAATAATATAACTGTGGAATAACCGGGACACCTATCAGATCTGCGCCGTACGCGATCGCTTGTTTAGAGACTAGATTCTTTGCTGACTGACTGTATTCGGAAGAAATGACATATATGTCCGTCGACGTAATCATGTGCGCATAGTTAGATGCTTCCGTAGCAGTTGAACTTGTTTCCGTAGCCCCGTTCGCCGCGTTAGTAACAAGTGTCTGCTGAGCAGGAACTTGTACATTTCCATCTTGGGAGCTTAGTCGATATAATGGTATCTTATTGTTATATTGAGGAGTTCTGAAAATGAATCGTCCACCCGGAGTTTCAAAGAGTTCTAAGTAGCACGAGCTGACTACATCCCCCATTATTTCGTAGGGCGTCTTTAGATCCGCAACGAATTGATCAAAGCTGGAAGACAAGAAGACGAAATAAGTTTTCCAATCTAGCGCCTGCTGAAGACCCGTCTGTAGAGACGTCACAGAGGAATTTAGATAGGAACCAGCTGTATCTAGAAACGGATTAATTTCGAGAATACTTCCACCCGATCCATCACACTCCTTAGGTATAGCCGCAGTCCCCGCTATTAGCTGACCAGAAGAACTGATAAACGGTTGAAACGCACCGAGATCGTTGAATCCTGATCCGCCCTTGACGCCGAACGGAGTACCAGTATTCTCCGGACTCTCTAGGAAGAAAGGCAGGATACCCGTATTTACTCCAGTACCTCCATAGAGTTCATCTAGCTGCGCAATCTGTGACTCCGTAGCTACTCTGACGTTGAATCGTCTCTGTCTCATTACATTAGCGTACAAAAATGATGCCATGTTGAAAAGATTTATGGCTCCCGCGGCGGCTGTCGAGCCATCACTACTTACGTTGTCTACTCCAAATTGGTTGAAAGCCCTCATGCTCAATATATCTAAGAAAGAGGACAAATTACCTGCGGAGTCACGCACGGTGCGACCACCGATGCTCGTTTGCTGTAAGTTACGCTGAGCAGCTGCCACCGCGATCGACTGTTGCGCCGCTATGAGACTCGGAGCGGATGCTTGAAGTGTCTGCGCTACAGTGGCATTAATTTGGGCAATCTGATCTGTCGATAACGCTTTTTGAAAAGCTTGATATGGGAGACCAATACGTAAAAGATAAAGACTATCCAAAAGTATAGTCAGGATTTGTAGCGGATCTTTGCCCACATAAAGATTCTGGTAGAGATTGAATATATCCGAATCAAACGTTTCCGCCGCATCGAAGACGGACTGCTGATAGATGGTTGCGTTGTAGATACGCTTTGTCGCTCCCATTAGTCCCATAGAACTCATGAGATTCAAATTCAGCATGTTAACCGAACCCGGAACTGAAGAATAAGTCGTCTCCGCCACGAAGCCATTAAATTCGGAGGCGTACGTAGGAACGACTCTGCTGTCTGCAGTGGGAGTATTAGTCGCGCCGGGACCATAATTGTTTAGGTAGAAAACGAAAGGGGTGACTAGTGGTAGAGATTCTTTATCAAAAAAATATTTGTATTCAACGTGAGAGTTTCTTCTACGGCGTCTGGAGAAACCTCATGCTTATAAACAAAGATACTGAAGAAGTCATACTTTTGAACCAGGTCACCTACGGCTATACCGTCCACTTTAGCATCGGTCAACAGCTCTGACAGATTGGCAAGTTGTGTCGCGGTATCCCCCGGTTTCGCGGTGAGTTGATTCGCGATGGCCTGTTGCGACTGAGTTAAACCGGGAAGAGCGTTACCATTAGTAACCAGATTAGATAAGGCTGTAGAAGTCGCTAACGCAGCGGTGGCTACTTGACCCGAGATAGTATTTTGAGCAGGATTAGGCAGCAGCCGAATGAGATCTGTGCTGACCTTTCCCGTACTAAAATACTCAGCAATCAATTCTTTCTTCCGCGGATTTGCTATACCCCTTAAGCGGATGGCTATCTCCACCCTATCTACGTCGGTGAGAAACGCATCAGGATAAGGACTAGTAACTCCTGACTGAAGTTGTTCAGTACCATCTCCTGCTCCGCCGTCATCTTCTAGAGTTTGTGCCATCGCTATCCGCGTCATTAGTTCGTCCGCTTGCAGTGTCGATATCGGTTCGAGAGATATGGGATCCAGAGAAGGTATAACCGAAGGCGATGCAGCACTAGGCAATCCGTTGACATAACCCGCATAGTCGCCCTTAGCATTTGGGAAAAACATCGGACGACGAACAGATGTAGGACTTGCAATAGGACCAAGATCCTGCAGAGGAATGATAGCATTCTGCAGCGCTACAGTGCTACTCATTGTCCCCACGGTTGAGATGTCTCCGAGCTGCTGCTGAACGGAATAGTTACTGATGAACCTCGATAAATCAAATCGAGATAGATCCTTAGTATTCAAATCGTAGACGAAGCGATTAACTTTAAATTGTTGTAAAGCAGTCGCTGTGTAAGAAGCAGCTACCGCCGATGAAACTATTCCTGACGTCGCAGCATCTGCCGAGGTCGCCGCATTGATAATGACAGCGTACGCAGACGCTGCCCACGTCTCCAAGTTTGCGACCTCCTGCAGGAGTTCTGCTTGTCTCTGAGAGTCGATTGGAGGAGCCCCATCTGATCGATCGACCAAGTAGGCGGCTACGTCGTTGGCATCTTCAACGAGTCCATCATACAAAGATATATGAAGACTACTAGTCGCAGTAGGCAGAACTATTCCATTATTCGGAACGAGAATAGAGTTGACGAAGGTGGAAATAACTTTCGCTACAGCAAAGGAATTATCGCTAATATCCGCAGAGCTGTTACCTATAAAAGTGTTGAGTAGCGCTTGGTTAAATGCATAGACCTGCGCAGCCATCGCGTGTAACTTCGTGCTTATCACAGATGTCGTACTCTTAGGAATGGGAGGAGGAGCAGGAGCTACTACCTTACCTCCGAAAGAAACCTCCGGAGTAAACTTGTACAAGTAGCAACGTGTCTTTAAGTAATCAATCAGAAGAGGACTAGAGATGTCCTGATCCGACGATTGATTACTTGGAGAACTAGTTGGCGTTGGTATAGACCCGCTAGTTGGAGGCACTGGGTAGCCTCCTGCACCGGATGATATCATTAGATTACTTTTCCTATCACGCCATTAAGCGCGCCGGTCGCTCTAGCAATAGGCGCGTTGATATTTTGTTCCAATAGATTGGTGATCTGTCCTAGAGGCCCTGTACCTGGCTGTAGAGCAAAGTCCATTATATTAAATTGCTCCCCTTGTATCAATTGGAATTGGATCGTATAAGGCCACCGCTGATGCCTATCAATCGAGTGTCCCACTTCTATAGAATCTATAAAACCGCGGTAAAGTTTAGTTTTGTAGAAGAGAGTGCTGATCGTCGACGTTCTAGTGATTTCGTAGTTCTGTTTAAGAAATAGTAATTCAGAGTAAGCGGACTGACCGGTAGATAGACCACTTATGGTCAATATCTCTGGATTATTATACCATATCTGGAATCGTACACCAGACTGGGTACTAACTGCCCCCTTGACGATGGGCTTCTTGACGCTCAAATTAGTAGGGTTGACCAAGAAGCTCACTCCATTTAATTTCAGCGGAAATTTCGTATTAGCCATAATTACCTCAGCTTATCCATTGCATACTTGGTGCCATAGTATCCTGCGGCTCCTGCCGCAGCCACACCTGCCGTAGCGACTAGCGCAGGAGCGCTGAGCAGCCCCATAGCAGCTATCTCTCCTACTTCCATTGTACCGAGACCAGCAGTTATACCCGTTCCAGTAGTAGCCGCTGCAACCTTAGCAGCACCGCCGAAAGCACCTACTACTCCCGATCCGACCTTGAGTCCGATAAGCGCAGGCATCAAGTTACCTAATCCCCAATTCGTGATTGTAGCACTTAGTGTCGATACAGTTGCTTGTAAATTTTCCGTAGCATTCGCGATCCTCTTAAGAGGATCGATTGTTGCTTTGAGATCTTCAATACCTTTTGCAGCGGCTACAGCCGGATTCGATAACAAATTAATGTCATGTTCCGTGAGAGCGCCCGACTTTAATTGTGTCATGAGATTAGAAACGTCACGGAAGCTTGACACATTAATACCAACCATCTGTGCTATCTTTTCTGTGGCTACCAGCTGCTCACTATAGCTGCCGCCCATTTGGCTAGAAATTTTACTGAATGTCGCTAAGACTGTAGGTATTATATTACCATTACCTAGATCCGCTGCCGTCTGTGCCTGTAAAGGTTTTCCGGTTGTAAATTGTACTAGACCCATCATCTTTTCGATGGGCAGCGAAGAAATTCCTTGTGAAAATTTTTGAGCCAGACTTGCCGCTTCAGATGCGGACATTCCTGTCTTGCCAACTGTCTTACCAAATGAGTCTAAAATCGATTCCGCTTGATGAACAGATCCACCAACCTGGCGAAGAGACGCGTACATCTCGAGCAAGTTGTCAGATGTGTCTAGTGTGGATAGCCCCAAATTTTTTGATACCGCATTCGCAGACATGTACACGTCGGCGAGATTATCTGCGGAAAGATTAAGATCTTTATTGCCCTTGATAAGATTTTCCGTGATCTTATCCATATCCGCACCAAAGAAAGCCATGGTACCGATCATCTTATTCATGGACGCAGAAGTTTCTCCCGCGGCGCGCGGCGCATTCATTAAGACCTTATTGAGAGCTTCCATCCTCTCAACGGGCCCCATTGCTTCACCTGTACCACCAAATAGCTGGTTAGATAAAGCCTGCGCTCCTCCCCGGATATTTCCACCCTGCATCAGAGTAGTCGCCTTGCCGATGGCGCCTATCATCGCATTCTGTAACTGAAAATTGAACACAGCATCTGCGGCACCCAACGCGCTACCGGCGGTGGAGGTTACCCTCCCTACTTTTTCTCCGAATGCTGCAGCATGTCCCTGTCGTTGTTCCAACATCGTATCCGCAGCGGCGAGAGCCTGGAGCCTAGCGATATCAGCTGTCTGCATCCCAAGAGCTGCGCCCGTTTTCTCAATAGCCTTACGAATACGCTCCTGCTCCTGTAACTCTTTTGTAACTCCCTTAGTCACGCCGAAATATTTTTCAACAGAAGCAATCCTTTTCGATTCATCTTCTATCGCTTCGTACTCCGCACGAGCGTACGCTCTCTGCTCACCGGAGAGACCAACCATCTTCTGAGAGATCTCATCCAATATCGCCTGTCGCTTAGACAGCAAATTAAGAAAAGCATTCTCCTCTCTAGTAGAATCTTTCTGCTTTCCAATAAGCGAGCTGTAAAGAGCGTCTATATCCCGAAGAGCTGCCTTCGCCGCTTCTGACTTCTCTGCAGAAGAGGGGCCTACATTGTCAGGAGTTTCTCCGGGTAGAGGAATGTCATCAGCCATTTTATTCTCTCGTGATTATGTCTACATCGCCATCATCAGGAACATCCAAAGCCATTTTTTCTTCGGGAGTGAGTTCTCGACCCAACTTTTGCATAATATCTCCGATAAAGTCAGTAGATACAGCGTCCGGCTTCTTAGTAAAGTAAGCGCCAGGCTGTATATGCATACAGATATTCTTAATCTGTTCTGCGTGTTCTACTTTATCTCTATGAATATTAAGCGAGAACCATAGCCGTTGAGCTATAGTCAGGTCCGTAAACTTCTTATCGTTCGGGGTACAGTTTAAGAGCTTACATATTTCGTAGTCGCTACGAAATGGTATCTCCTCAAGGCTTAGGTTTTTTTTAAACCCGACAAAGTCTTCTCCTGCTCATCCATCATATCCTGATAGACTTCGTAGAAGAACTGTAAGACTCTGCTTTGTAAGCCACCGTAAAACGCGCGCAAACGATTTACATCTGCCTCGGAGTACTTCTCATCGTTAATTGCAAGCGTCGCATTTGCCAGGGTCTCAATCTGTAGATGAGTGTACCGCACAAGAGGGTCCGTCGCTTCGGCGGGAATGTTTGATAGGATTTTTTGTTGGCGGGATAACGACAAAGTTTGGACAGTCAGAGTCGCACCATCGAATACTTCTTTGGTTTTCTGATTGTAGCCAAGCTGTGAAATTTCATTTAGTGTCATTGGTTTCTTTACGTCGGGCATTGCTGCGGTTGCGGGTGTCATCTTATCTCTCCTTCACGACCGAACGAATTAGACGGTTACAACTTCTCTTTCTGAGTACGTGATGTTAACAGTCTGAATGATCTTTAGGGAATCGCGGACTGCATACGCCTTCGGGTTAGTTGTGAACCAGCAGTCGCGATACACCGTGATGATGTCTGGAAGATTGGCAGCAGCCGGAGCTACTTCCACCTTGATTAAAGCGAAAGGATAATACTGGAATACGATATCCCCGTTCGTGACATCAAAGGTATCCAGAACGTCGCCGGAATACAATACGACTCGATCAAGCGTAATCGTACGAGCCTCAACCTGATTGGGTGTTACTTCCTGTACGACTCCCGGAGCATCAGAGTTCATCTCGAAACGAATCACTGCTGGACGTGAGTTAGTTTCCTGAAAACTCTCCACAGCACCAATAGGTGCACTCTGCACTGCTGTCAAAATAGAAGCAGGGTTAGCCAGTGCTGCTGAGTTAAGAGTATCCATCGGAATAAGTCTGATAGTAACCGATGTAGATAATCGAGCTACTGTAACTGGTAATTGCGGTGTTGCCATTTATTTCTCCTACCTCTTATGAAGTAAAAAGTTGTCTGTCTGCGTAATAGATGTTAGCGTCTTCATACACGCCTAGACTGTTGACTACGCTAGTGTCTCTCGAAATGTTACCAATCAAACAATTTCTATAAAAGGTAACGATGTCTCCACCTGAGGGCGAAATCTCCCTCTTGATAAAGATATACGGATTACTAATAGCTTGTGCTAACAATCCGCCGTCTACTGTTCCATCTGCGGGAATTCCTTGACTAGAATTAATCCCTAGCGAGTTAAAACCCAAAATGCTGATCAAGTCGGCATAATACGTTACAGCTCTCCTGAGCTTGAAAGAATGTCGCACAGGTGATGCCATTATCTCCAGCGGAGATCCGATACCATCTGAATCCACCTCGTATCGCGATTCCAACTCTCTAGACTGTTCCTCCACAAACGAAACGATCCCGTCTAGCTGCTGCATCTGATTCACGACAGCTGTTGTCGTGGATCTCGGTGCAAAGATGCTCGCAAAAGAAGTAGCTAGGCTTATCGAGCTCTCTGGTAAGAAAAAGATAGAGACCGATGTAGCTAGACGGAGATCCGTTTGAGGTAATCGTGGTACAGCCATTGTCTATTACTGTTGTAGAGAGAACTGCACGGAGATGTATCTTAGACCGTATACAGGAGCGATTTCGAATGAAACATCGATCTGTCTAGGATCTAGAGGACTGACTTGTGCGGTGACATTCTGGTAGTTCGTGATGATGTTCAATGCGATCAAGTTGTTAAGAAGAACCTGGATAGTCGCAGTGATGATGCTTGTCGTATTCGAAAGAATCTTAACTCCGATGAAGATCGAGTTAAGGAGAGTCTTTACTGTTGTTGCGGTGAAGTCGACAATCTCCGTAACTGAGAACTCTTCGTTGTCAACAGTGGAACGATCCGTCGTGGTATCTTCTGTGATTACGATATTACCATTCTGAAGTTCCACAACAGTCACTCCTCCATCACGAAGCTGTAGCTTGGTCGTGCGCATAAGGTTGACTGCTGCAGTCGTGAACGGGAATAAGAACTGTCTAAGTAACGGTGTAGCAACGTCATTGTTTCCATCGATACGTAATCCTGCGATCGCTGCTGCGAGGAATGATCCGTCTAGCTGTGCCGGAATGGTAGAGCTACCCGCAAGGAACAGGTTGACTGCGGGAGGCCATGGCATTAAGAAACGACGCCCACTACCTGATGCTGCTACCCCTTCAGCTATAGAGATCGCGGTATCGACGCCAGAGTTAGTCAAAGACACTTGCGCAGGATCGAAACCTATCATGGCTGTGCGGAAGTTACCTTCGAGCGGCTGACTCGCGTTAACAACATGGGACACGATTGACGGCGTGAGTAACGGATCTGGAGTTAAGCACACGACGATGTTAACACCCGAAACGTTCGCGAGCTTGTTGAGAGCATTCTGGAACTGAGCGAGAGGAGCTCCATCAGCTGGATTACACTGTACTGCCATGATGCCACCAGTGTTTCCACTGTTTGTGAAGACGATCTGCGCTCCAAGAGGAAGCGTATTTGTTACACTCCAAGGCGCCCACGGCGGTAAGGAAGATGATCCAGGTAGCGGACTCGTAAAGTCGTTGGACGTTGCAACGGGGCCATACGCTGCGATGAGACTTATCAAATCCGTATACAGAGTAGGACCATAGTCATCAAACGTCGCGGTAGTCATCTTCGGTGTTCCGTACGTAAACGTGTATGTAACACCTGCAGCAGGCTCTTGAGGACCTTCGATAAGGGTACCTGGAGTAAATCCAAGAGTAGTATTAGCCGTACCATTACCGATTTGTATTTCTGCATTGACGGTGGACACTGTAGATACTACGACGTAGTTCGCCGTCGACGGGAAAGGAGGTGCGAATATGGAAGCTACTAATGTAGGAGCTACTGCGTACGTAATCTGGACGAACTGATTAGCAGCTGTCGCATTGAAGACTACCAACAGAGGATTGACTCCGCTGATCGTATACTGCCCGGATGCAGGCGTTGGTGAGACAGTGTAAGTAAATCCAGGAATTAATAACGTGTCACCAGTTACAGGAAGTGACGGAAGTGTAACTGTATGTGCTAAAGTAGATACCGTCGAATTAAACGTTATCACTGGTGAGAAGCCTGCATTCATCTGCTCGACAATTCCATCTCCTAAGCTGATAGGAACAGGAATAGGTGTAGCAGAATTACCGTTGACCGTTATTGCTCCTCCGGTCGTCAGAGCTGCACCGAGCGCCGCAAAAGATCCATTGTACAAGCCGCCTGCGGGGAAGGAGATAGCAGCTTGCGCGAGAACGTTTCCGTTGAATATTGTACCTGCATTCTGCAATGTGGCAGAAGAACCTACGACCCAGTAGACGTTTGAAGCCAACGCTCCACCTGTAAGGGTTACCGTTGCAGCTCCGCTGGCTCCTACGCCCAACGTACTAGCGGTGTAAATTACGAAGTTGCCTGGACCATTAAGCGTTAGAACTCCGTTTAATGTCGCTGCTCCAGATGCGAACGTAAAGTATTGAGTCACACCTACCGCAGGGGAGTTGAGAGTCTGTCCATCTAATACTGAAGGGATGTTGCTTCCCGGCTCACTCGCAAGAGCTGCCGACTGCTTTGCAGTGAATGAAGCGTTGGCTGCTGCTAGAGCCGCCGCAGCAGTCGCGTCACCGTTGTGAACAGTACCCGTTACAGTCCAACCTCCAGGTGTAATAGAACCCGCTGGTGAAAGATCCACGTCTCCGTTGATTACAGATGCTCCAGTGTTAGAGATAGAGGTATCAGAAAGTAGAGCGTACCCAGTTGTCACTGGATTAGTTGCTCCCGCAAATTCTGTTGTGAGAGTCAAGCTCGTGTTACTGTTAACAGCTGCGACCTGATACGACGGAGCTACTCCGTTGAATTGAACGAGATCTCCTGGCGCCAACTGCGCTAGGAATAAAGTGCCCACTCCATTCACCGCAGTTGAATTATGAACGAGATCGACTCCACCTGTCAGAGTCGTGAAATCCGTAGGACTCAAGCTAGTACCTACGAAAGTGATTGACTGCACGACAGGACTTCCATTGGCGGAGACTTCAAATGTCTGACCATTAAGATTGACTCCAGAAGGGAATGCAGCTGCACCTATGTCAATTGCGCCAGTGACTGCTGCGACTCCTGCAGGTCCCCAGCTGATGCTTCCTCCAGGAACTTCAATACCATCATTAGCAGTTCCCAACTTCAGAAGAGCTGCGGCAGTTCCCCCATTCACGTTCACAGAACCGAGCGGCGTTGTTCCGGAAGTCAATACATACTGATTAGTTGAAGCTTGCGCGACAGCAGTGAACTGAAGATATGCCTGAGCGTTGTTCGTGTTGAAAGGAACAAGCGCACGAACCTTCAGTTGAATATCTGCGGCCACTGCAACCGGATTTGCGTCAGTGGTGAACAGAGTAATTGTCTGGTTACCATCGCCGTTAAGATTAACAATGAGAGTATTGAATCCAACGGAAGGTAGAGCGGCGTTCCAATCGATGGTGGATACGCCTGCAGCGGAAGTGCTCGTTGGCAGAGACAGCCAGTAGTCAAGAACTCCTGGGCCCGATCCTAGAGAATAAACTTTATTATTCTCATCCGTGATCGTGCTGGGGAGAGACAACGCTACCGGGTTAAGCAGATCGAATGTGTCTGGAATTGATCCGCGAGTGATGGTAACAGTAACATTTTTGTAATTTAATCCTGTACCAATAAGACCAACAACACGTAAACCCCCAGGAATAGAGGGTTGAGCGGTCGCAGGAACTTCAGCAACGACTACTCCTGATAGTGCATTTTCTGCGGCTAAAGAAGGCTGTGTATCTGCCATGTTATTGTCTCCTAAATTTTTTAAAGCCCTTGCTTTAAATCGAAGCGCTGAATAATTCCATTCGGCGGTGGTGTATAGATAACGCTACCAATACCTGTTAACGATGTATTCGGCGGCGTGATATTCTCATCAAGCCATTCTGCGTACATACGCATCACTACGCTCGAAGTGTAGTACCAACGATCATTTTCAAATTTACGGCTATCTGGAGGTATCGACGTCTTGAGGATACCTATACCATTTTGTGCGAGATCAGTTGTGAGAATTTTAAATTTCTCATACAAACGATCCACCAATTGATCTCGCGTGATAGTGTCTAAACCCAACGCTTCTATGGTTACGATAATCTCCATTGGAGCACCGCGGCGCTCACTTTGGTTTCCGTTGACATCTGTGAACTCTTCGAAAAAATCTTCCTGCAAGAAACGAGTCTCGTCGCCCTGCGCGGTCATTACTGTGATCGTCGGT